CTCAAATCCACCATATCCCATGTACATAGTCATTTGATCATAGTGAGTTGGCTTAGATTTTTTAACACCAGATTTCTGTAATAGCTTGAAGCTCTTGTCATTGTGAGTCTTGACTTCAAGTAAATATCTTATTTCATTATACATGAATTCGCCATCTGAATGACCGAACCACATTTCATTTTCATCTACGTATGATGCTTGACTATCATAAACATGTATGCCAGCATCTTTGAGAATCTCAAAAAGAACAGCTTCAAATGCATGCCCAACATTAAAAAGGCGCATTATTCTTTGTGAAAGCTGTCCTTCTCCAGATGCCATGTACATATTGTACTGGAGCTTGCGAGCACATGGATCACCTATTGATGACATGCCGTTGTACCCACGATCATGGTTGATAACCAAGCCGGAAGTTTCCATTGTTAGCTTTTCAACTATATTCATGCACACCTCTTGAATTAAGCCATCCTTGGCTCTCTGAATCCAGTATTACTCTGCGGCTTTGTAATTTTTGATCACATCTTTCGCAGGATAGTTTGATGAAGCAGCTTGAGTCTTAACCATGATCTGAATATCTTGATCGTGCAATTCAGTCGTGTCTTCAAACTCTTCAATGCCAAGAGCATCGCAGATTTTCTTGAGAGCTTGCTCAGCAATCTTCACCGTGGTTGGATTTTTGTTGATTATGTTTAAGTTTTCAAACACCATACGTTTAATGTGATCACCTTCAACAATTTTGAAGTGAAGAGAAATATACTTGCCGTCTTTAGCAGCAGTATCTTTAACTTCAGACTTTACAATCTGAGCTGTATACCAGCCTTCCGGCAGGGTGTCTGGCTCATCTTCTACATTGCTTGTGTTGAACACTTTTGGTAACATAGCCATATTTAAGTTCCTCTAATTTTGCTGATGATTGCGGTTAAGTTTGGAGCTTCTTCTTTTTCAAGAGAGCCACTCCTATCCTTGCAAAACCTCTGCCTGTCAGCTTTGGTCTGTAAGAATGTTGTGCCGTCCTTCCTCTGTTGCATGCAGAATATCTCATCAAACATATAAGGAACTTGGTCACCTATCATCTTGCCTGGTGCCATTGGGACGTAAAACAGAATTCCACCATCATCATCTTCTATGATGCGCATCTTAAAGTTGAATACAACATTTACATCTGGAAGATCACGAAAATCCCTGATCTTATCCAGCATATATTCTCCCATCTTCATGTATGCCTGACGTGCATCCTTCTCACCTGGCTTCATTGTGAAGAGTATTGTTTCAGCAATCTCAGAAGCTGAATCAATACAGATTGTTTCATACTTACACTCAGGAGACTTTACAAATTTATATGCATCATCAAAGTCCTTTTGATTTTTGATTGCAATATAATCTGTATCACTATCTTTGAGAGACAGCAAGCCGGATTCTGCTGAAATTATGAGAGGGTTTGGTGCAGTTGCAGATAGGCGCGTCTTGCCTATCCCTGCTCCACCATATACAGCAAGTTTTATTCCCCTGCCTGTGACAGAAATATCATTGGTTTTGCGTATCTCGATAGCCATTAGTCTTTCACCTTCAGCGTTGGAGCAGCCTCAGTTACTGTAACCATGCTATTGAGCAACTCAGAATCAATTTCTTTGAACTTAGCATTGTTCAATGAGTACTTGATATTGATGCAATCAAGCTCGCTATCATTCATCTTGCTGGCATTCTGCACATACATTTCTTCATCCAACTTATAGTTCAAGCTGAAAGTTGCTTTGAGGTCAAAGCCTTGTACATGAAAGGACTTGGTGCCATGCCCTTTTTCAACTTCCTGAAGTGCAGCACAGATTTCTTTGCGCAGCTCCATTTCTTCTTCTTTAACTGCTTTCAAAGTTGCTTGCGCATCTATCCAGCGTTGAATTGTTTCTTCTTCAATTAGATCATTGAGGTCAACCATGTTATGCTCCTAGATCATTAATGAGTTTGTAGTACCAGTCTATTGCTCCTTGTCTTGCATCATTGTAGGAAGTTCCTTCACCTACATATTTTCTGCCCTCAAAATTGCACTCACACACCCATATATTACTTCGGTCATCATAATATGTGTGCATAAAATCCTCGCTTGGCCAGTAATTATATCGGGAAAATCCTATCTTGTCTATAGGTACTTATACTTAGTCTATTCTCCCATTAATTGGAATAATTGGGCCAGCTTCATAGATTCTAATGTGGCAGCTTCCATTATCAACGATAGCACCGCGATATATTTGCAATTGATCTATCTGACTATCATCTTCCCACACTCCGGCTTTGGTTAGTGCATCCAATAGTGCCTTCATATGGTTATCAAGATCACGCTTACGCTTATCAGGAGCAAATAGTACAACTTCCATCATAATTCTGAAATCTGCACCAAGTGCTAGATCAGGAGCCTGCTGTATTATAGCAGCTTGCAAATCTTCCCTAAAGTTCTTGCCTTTAGGTGATATGTGCACATGCGTCTTGGTCTTTACATAATAACTGTTGACTGTTGGTGGCCATGGCAGGATCAATTCAATCATAGTGTTTCAAACTCCTTTAAGAATTTAATGCAAGTTACTTTTCTACATGAATCTGTTGATGTGACAGGGTGAGGCTTTGAACAATATCTATTTGCAATTAGATACTCTAGCAGTTTTTGTGCTCCATCACGTGATCCTCCACGCTTATCACCAAGCTGCTTAACTGCCTTTATATTCAATACAATTTCTTTGAATATTGATACTGGCATGCATCCTTGTCTAGCAAATGCTGGTGGCACAGCACGCTTGCTTTTATCTGAGCCTGCCATTGCTAGTGCTTTGTTGATGCTTATCTTTGCTCTCTTGGCTACATCATGAATATCACCTTCAATATATTCTTGCCTAAAGAATCTGTCTATTGATGCATATTCTGCCTCAACAATATTGTTTGCCCACATCAATTCACGATTGTGGATTATGTTATCACCAGCTTCATTATTAAATACAGCAGCAATAGCAGCATACTTCAAAGTCCTTAATGTATTTCTTGTAGCCATAAGCATCTTTGTATCATGCTCTTCATTCATTACTTGGCGCCAGCGTGTATTGATATCTTCAATAAGATTCTTGTCTTCAATCTCCATATCTATTACATCAGGAGTTGGCTTTGCTTGCTCACGAGCACATACATTAGCCAATATTGATAGCTTCTCAAACACATCATCTGGTATTACTGGCTTAGTAAAATGGAAGTTAGTATCAGGAATGAAGTCAGTTTCTCTGTATATGCCAACACGAGGCAACTCGCCGGAAGTCATTGCTTTTTCACTACTGAAAATGGTCATGAAAGATTCAGCTGTAGACTCCATTACAAAAGACATAGCTGCGGAGTTCAGAGCTTGAATGCTGCCATCCTTAGATGAATAACCTTCACCGCCCATCACTTCATTACGACCTGACGCAGAGTATAGGCCAAGTTGATACCTGGTACAACCAGCACCATCACCAGCATCAGATGATTTTATAAGGCCGCACTCAGTCTGCACAGATACACAAGATCGTGAATCTTTAAGTGCATTATACATAGCAACTGGGCCAGTAAACCTTGCTGGAGCAAGAAAGGATGAGCTAGAGCCATTCTCATTTAAAGCATAAAGCGTTTGAGTTATGAATTTTCGGATGCTATCCTTGCCCCTCCCTGTCCTAGCAATAACCAAAAGCTCAACATTCAAACCAGTACCTGATACATTAAACTTTCTACCACAGATACCGGCTAGTAAACCTATTGTAGAAGCAAAGGCAAACACTTCTGATGGCAGATGTTGGAAAGCTAAAGATGTATCAAATAGCTTCCCAAGCAGTGCAGGAGGCCGCACAATTTGAGTCATGGCTTCAGATATTGGCACATGCTCCAAGTCTGTTGGAACATACACTTCATCTTCTTCTTCGATACTTGTTTTTTCTTTCCGGCTGATTGCGCCATCCACTAGCCCAGGAATTGCATCATACCTCTCCTTCCATCTAGCATCTTGAGTCTTAGCTGACATCATTACTGCTTGTAGATTTGCTATACATGCTGTTCTCTTAATCCCATCTGATATCATCTGAAAAGATAGTAGCATCAACGGCTCATGATAAGTCTCTGAGTTACGTATCTTTGCATACATATCATTGAGATTCCAATTGCCTTCTTCAGCAATGTCCTTTACTTCTTTGACTTCCTCAACAGTCATCTGTCGATCCCGTCGGAAGATGCCTCCATCGGTGTATTTGGCAAAGTAGAACAACCCATCATCAGGATCATCACGAGTAGGATAGAACCATGGTTGAGACCATGTATTCATCTCTTTTACATACAACAGTGGGAAGTCATTTATGTGAAGAAAGCCAACTACATTAGCAGCTATTTGTTTAAGTTCAGGTTTTGTATGCTCACTAATCTCAAGGACACATCTGAACTTATTCTTTTCAGCTGAGTGAGAGTGAGTGGTATAGATGAAGTGGTTAATCTTATTTTCAGTGAGGATAGAGTGTAGCAATCGGGGATCAGGTGCACCAGATTCAGGCGCGCCTTTTGTGCCATCACCATCAATAATAAAGATATTAGATTTGGCTAAGTTTACATCAACTCTATAGATTGGCTCAAGACTACCACGGACAAAATATCTTTCATGCTTGCCTCCCTTTGCAGGAGTAGAAAAGTGATCAGCGAGTTCAGAAAAAGTTTCAAAGTTTAAGTTGCGTCCATTGCGTACGTTCATTTGATTGCCGCTGAATCTACAGATACTATACATCAATTTCTCCGTTAGTGAGATTACAGATTTCTTTGTTATAACCCTAAATATAAAGCGTTTTCAGCCCTTATTATAACACCCTATACATAGGTATAGGGTGCTACTATAAACGCTCTTGTGAGTCTATCCAAAACGGCTGGCAAGCATATACTATCGCGGGTCAGCCGTATATAGGGACATACCGAAGCACAGTTTGCAATAACTATTAGTCAGAGTGCATAGAGCAAAATATGACAAGATACTGTCACAAACAATGCAGCAGGACAAAACAGTATAGCAAAAAAGTGTAATATCCAGAACATTATGTGTCATCCTTTTCAACTTCTCTTTTTATTCCTTCCAAATCACGAAGCACTTCATCCATAGTTTTCTCACCAGACTCTACTAAGTGAGCAGACATTTCTGCCATAAACTCAAGCATCATAATTGGCGGAAGATGTTCAGCTGCTTTGATCAACATCTCACTCATCTTTCTGAACTTGCCAAGAGTTTGCAGATATTTATTTGCTAACTCCATAACTGTTCCAGGCATCTCAGATAGCATTTCATCTGACATATCACGGAACTTAGCAACACACAATCTTTGTCTTTCTTCTTCAGTTAACTTAGTCATCTTCGCCTGTCTCCTCAATTTCATTGAAATCTTCACACCAGCACTCATCAAGAATCTGGCCGCACTCTTCACATTCTTCAACCTCAAGGCCATCATCACACTGGTCACAGCCAGGGTGATCAGGGTCTCGGCAATCTGGGTGCTCATTCAACTTTTGACTTACTTGTCCAGCCATCCGATCTTCATGACGAAGATCATCTGCCTCACCATTATCACATTCTGGTATCACTCTGCTCATATCATTTTCTCCTGTTGCGCTGCTAGTGCTTCATCAATAAGTTCTCGCACTGAATTGATATATTGGCCGCGCTGTTCATGTGTAAGCGTATCGCGCAGTAATTTTCTAGCCTCATAAGCGGCTCGCTCTGGCGGGTAAAATCTTTGCGGCGTTCCGTGTTCGTTATTTACATGCCACAAATAACCGTATGACAATCCAATCAAACCCCGCAGCCTATCAACCTCCAGCCTAGCAGCGTCGAGTTCTTGCTGGCGGTTTTGCCAAGCATGCCAAGCATAGTGTGCCACCATTGAGCGATACTGATCTGGATTGTTGGGCATCTTCGACAGGTCGATGTTCTCTCCCGTCTTACAATAAACAGTCTCAAACTCTGCTCTCATATCCTGCTTCATGGCTGCACCTCCTAGTATTTAAGATCATAGCAAACAATATAGTTTGCTGGATTCCACGGTTGCCCTTGTGATACAGCTTGGCTTTGCGCTACTATTGATATAGTAGTTGCTGCCTTATCACAATAGACTTTCTTTGTGAACAGCTCTGTGTGAATAGGCTGTCCGATTATCATTGCTATTAGCATGTATCTCACTGTATACCTCCATTAGGAATGATTAGTGGTGATGGCTGCTTAATATCCAAGTGAGAATCATTAAGCTGTTCATTATCATGGAGCAACCTGAGCAGCGTGTTGACATAGACAAACACTGCGGTGATCACAGCCGGAGGATTACCAGATGCTTCAGCTAATTCTGTCACATACTCCATTGCTTTGTTTAAGTCCTCACGATGTGCGAACAATCCGCAGTAACCAAATTGCTTGAGGTATTCTTCAAGCTCACGATCTTTCTGTGCATTATGTACACTCATTTAATACCTCATCAATTATAGTGCGAATCAAATCCTCAATAGTTGGTGCAGGTTCAGGCAGTGGTAAATCTGATTTTGGCCTTGAGTGAGCAATAGGCACCAACCTCATATCTTCAGTACAATTTCTGCAAATATGGATTTGATATTTTGGATCAGCATAGCTTGGAAAACAAGGAGCTGAATTATAAAATACTCCAGCATACCACATCTGTTGCTCGCCTTCCTGCCATGTTTGCTTGCAAAGATCACATGTTACAGTTATGTGCCTGCTCATATGCCATCCTCATCATCTACAAGGCCATTGTATGGACCATCATAGCCTTGGTCATCAGGCAAATCCTCAGCATATTCTGAATCAGGTGGGATATTTGACTTAGGTGCTGGATCAACAAGAGACTCTTGATATGCATCTTCACATTCATCAAGCCCCGCGGCATCAGGGATATTTGGCTCAGGATATGTCACATCAACAGCAGGCATGTGAACAAGCTGTTGTAGCTCAAGCTTGCGTGCTTTAGGCACTTCAAGCTCTGTCTCTAGTCGCTTGTACATTGCTGATGTTAGACCACGGATGGCATCATCACATGCATCAATCTCACGCTCAAAGTCATCAATTTCATCTAGCTCAATTGTCACAACCTCTGACTTGAACATGTAGCCAATTCCATAAGTAAAGAATCTGCCACATGGTGATATTGTTTTGTCATTTGACATACCATCTGTTACTTCATGAACTTCAACTATTGATTGATTTGAATAGCGAGAAGTTAGTGATTTGATTATTGCGAAATGTGCTTTCATTTTGAGCTCCTTGCGCGTACATTACGCAGCTTCTTGGCTTTACGTTGTGCTTGACGCACACCAGAGTTTCCTCGAGAGAACATTGCTTCATTGCCTGGATTGTATCTCCAACGATCAGTGTCTTGGTTCATATACTGGCCAAAAGTTAATCCTACGCTTGTTGCACACGATAACAATATTGCATGTTTCAAAGAATGTTGTTTCATCTGGATGCTTCCTTTAGTAATTGACGGATTTCAGAGTGGCGGTTGCCCCTCCAGTGGGTGATGTTGCTTAAGATGTATTTGATCTGGATGCGCTTTGCTTCTTTCAGATCATCACCTTGGTACTCACGGTGAAGGCTGAAGTAAGTATCAGCATATCCACGTGCATAGCCATTGGCAGTAGGACTGGCGGCTATCTCACGTATTGCTGCACATAATGCTATGTTCTTGTGCATTGCCTTTTCTTTCTCTGATTGTACATCAGAGTGTTGCTTTTGTGCTTCACTAAACTGTATGCCCATTAGCAGCCTCCTTTATTGCCTCATTTGATAGCTCATATTTCATAGCTAAGCAGATTAGATTGTGTTCCCATTCTTCAACAGGATTTGAGTCATGAAGCCTCTGTAGATCACGCACCATTTGAAATATATCTGGCTGATCCATGTCTACGCCGGATTGAATCAATGCCTTGGCAACATCACAATCTTTAGTAATTTTGTTTTCAAGATCAAATGTGTAGTGCTCATCTAATATCAGATGTCCAGCTGCACACTTATTGCCATTGCCAGATGCATCACGATATGCGCAAAGAGTAGACACTTTGCCTTGTAATACAATAGGCTCCTCACATCCTTTCAAAAGACTCTTTGTTTTCTGTTTGAGCAAAGCAACACCAGCTTTATCAAATACTTCTTGTTTAGTTAGCATGATCAATACCTCCAGGTCCTGCAAGAATGGCTGCTGATACAAGATCAGACACTTCATCAAATGTTGCTGCTAACTCAATTGAGCAGGCATCATCATCTAACAGATTGATCTTTGAGTATCCATTTGATGTAGTTGTCCATCCAACTATGTTATTGACGTTAAGTCTGACTTTGCCAGTTGATAACTTGGGCAATGTTACAAACACTGGTGCTGTATTAATGCTCATCTTGTTCTTCCTCATGTGGGAGAAGGCCGGTTAATTCAGTTAATCCGTGCATGTCACCTTTGACCCGCGCTGATCGCTTGATAATTTCGCGCTCCAACTCATTTGCTAGATAGAGTTGGTATTCCGGCGACAGCACGTCTTCACGTGATCTGAGATTTCTATATCGTGGCTGCTCAGATTCATTTGGCTTAGGCCCAATGTATGGCATTGAGAATCCATCTTGTGACTTTGAATCTCGGATGAAGGTCATCGCAAATTCTTTGTTCATT